TCCAGGTCAACAAGGTGGCAGATTCCACCATACAGTTTAGCTGGGGTCGTCTAGCCGCAGCCGGAGCATTCAACAGCACCAGCTCGGCACACCATGCCTACAGAACCAACATCATTAGTTCAACTGCGCTGACTCCACTGACAACCAGTGCCATGGCCACGGCCACGCTGGAAAGTGCGTTCAGCAGCAACCTAACCTTTGTGCCTTCCATGCCTGGTGTCGCTGCCAAATTGAATGTCATCTGGCAACCAGTGTTTACCGGTGCCATAATTCAGAATCTCTACTTGTATGGCTATGGCATGCAGCACACCAGCATTGCCACCAACGTCAACGCTGGCGTTCCCTATGAAATTGTGCGTCAGCCCTTTGTAACAGCCAACACAGGCAACTCAACTGTGACCATACCATTCAGTCCAGACACCGAAGTGTTGACCGAAGGTAACCTAAACAATACTGCTATTTTCCCCACCACTGGACAGACTCTGCGATTCATGATAGGCAGACAAGAAACAACTGCCATTGCCAACCCTGGTGTACAGACCTATCTGGCTTTTGATGTACTGAGCTTCAATGTTACAAGATAAACAGGTATTCCCAGCCTTGGACGAAAAGTTCGGCACCGCGGTTACAGCAGTGCCGGCAGCACCAGCTACTCCCGTGACCGTGGAAGACGATTTTGATCAGGCTCGTCAGGCACTCAAACGCATGATTGTCAAGGGCGAAACTGTGCTGGACGACATGATGAATGTGGCTCGCCAGAGTGACCATCCCCGTGCCTATGAGGTAGCCGGACAGTTAATCAAGACCGTGGGTGAGACCGCCAAGGATCTCTTAGCACTTCAAAAGACTAAACGAGACCTGCAGACTCCTGAAGAAGTAAAACAACAGCAGATTGGCACACAGAACAACATAGTATTTGCTGGCTCAACCACAGATCTGTTGCGAGCCCTTAAACAAAAGAATGAAGTGATAGATGCTGTTCCGACAGAAAAAACCCAGCTATAATGGCAACAGCCGGCTTAAACAGCTAGGCTATTCCATTGACTATGAAGCCTGGCAGCTAGAAGAAATTCTTAGATGTCAGGAAGATCCCATCTACTTCATTGAAACCTACTGCAAGATTGTTAGCCTGGATCATGGCCTGGTTCCCTTCAAGCTCTACGACTGCCAGAAGAACAAGGTCAACGTCATCTTAAATAACCGCAAGGTTATTCTCATGGAAGGTCGTCAGCAGGGCAAGACCATTACCAGCGCGGCCTGCATTTTGTGGTACACGTTGTTCCAGGAAAGCAAGACAGTTGCCATACTGGCCAACAAGGCCGCAGCCGCTCGTGAAGTTATGTCACGCTATCAGGGCATGTATGAGAATCTGCCCTTGTGGATACAGCAGGGCGTAAAAGAATGGAACAAGGGCAGCATCGAATTAGAGAATGGTAGCAAGGTATTTACCGCGGCCACGGCAGCGTCGGGTATTCGTGGTAAATCCGTGAACTGGTTGTACATCGACGAAGCTGCCATCATTCCCAACAACATAGCCGAAGAGTTCTTCACAGCCACCTATCCAACCATCATGGCCGGTGAAACCACCAAGGTGCTGATGAGTTCGACTCCTCTGGGCTACAATCACTTCTGGAAATTCTGGAACGATGCCGAACAGGGTATCAACGACTTTGTTAATCTGTTCATACCCTATACCGACATTCCTGGCCGTGATGAGAAGTGGGCAGCAGAACAGCGTGCGGTTCTGGGCGATGTTAAATTTACTCAGGAGGTGTTGTGCAACTTCCTGGGTTCCAGCTATACTCTGCTCAATGCCGAGACACTCAGCAAGTTCAGTCCCAAGCAGTACATCTATTCGCACAACAAACTGGATGTGCTGGAAGAGCCGGTGCGGGGTGAGAAGAATGAAGACGGTAAAGTGGTGCGCAACGACAACATCTACATCATTGTGGTGGATACTGCGCGCGGCGTAGGTGGCGACTATTCAGCCTTTGTAGTCGTGGATATCACTGAGAGTCCATATCGTGTGGTTGCCAAGTATCGTGACAATCGTATCAGTCCATTGTTGTACCCAACCATGATTCACACAGTAGCTCGCAACTACAACAATGCCTATGTGCTGGTGGAAATCAACGACAATGGGCAGCAGATTGCCGACATTTTATACGGCGAGCTGGAGTATGAAAACATGCTGTTTGTCAACCGCGACGGTACCAAGGGTCAGGTTGTCAGCGGCGGCTTTGGCGGTCGCAGCACGCAGCCAGGGGTACGCACCGATAAAAAGGTCAAACGCGTGGGCTGCAGCCAGCTTAAAACTCTGGTGGAAGCACAGCGATTGCTGGTCTGGGACAAGGATATCATTTCCGAGTTCTCGACCTTTGTGGAATCTAAGGACAGCTATGCTGCCGACGAAGGATATCACGACGATCTGGTCATGCCGCTGGTGCTGTTTGGCTGGCTGACCACCAATCCGTATTTTCGTGATCTTACCAACATGAATCTGCGCGAAACCATGTATGAGAATCAGATTCGACAGATTGAAGACGAGCTCACTCCCTTTGGCTTTATTGACGATGGGAATGAGGAAACACAACCAGAAAAATTTGTTCAAGACGGGGATCTTTGGACGGTTCAGAAAAATCTGAACTGGCTCTAAACCAGGGTTTTTATAAATAAACAGACCCAAACAGAATCCCTATTTAACTGTTTTGAATAGTTTAAGTATACAAGGAGAGAACCATGCCATTTCAAGTTTCGCCTAACGTTCAGGTTCAAGAACGCGACGTTAGCCTATTCGTTCCTCAGGTGGCCACCACCGCGGGTGCACTAGTAGGCAACTTTGCCTGGGGACCTTGCGAAGAATTTACCAGCATTGATTCAGAAAAAGCTCTGTACAACCAATTTGGACGCCCTGATGCGTCAAACTACACATTTTGGTACACGGCAGCAAACTTTCTGGGCTATGGTAACAATCTGCAAGTTAACCGAATCGCCGATTCAGTAGCCCGCAATGCGGTTTCTGCCGGTACCGCAGTATTAGTCAAGAACGACCGTCAGTATGAAGGCGGTCCTGGTTATACAGCACCTACATTGACAGGCACAGAATATGTTGCACGCTATCCAGGTACCCTGGGCAACAGCCTAAAAGTCAGCGCCTGCGACTACAACAGCTATCAGTTCGATGTTAGCCTCAGCGCAATCACAACAATCTACACCACAGGCGCCACCGTAGCAGCCCTGACTCGCGCAGTACCCAAGGGTAGCTGGTTAGAAGTACCCAGCGCCAATGGAACCTATCGCTTCCAGACAACTGCGGATGCAGCTCTGAGCGCCACCACTGTGGTGTTCAGCAATACTACTGGCATTACACCCAGCACCACCAGCTGCACCATGCTCTGGGAATTCTGGCAGTCAGTGCAGCGTCGTCCCAGCAACACCAAGAGTGCAGTGGACAAGCTGGGCGCAACCACCACAGTGTATGATGAAATGCACGTTGTTGTCGTGGACGAAGACGGTACAATCAGCGGTGTAGCCAATACAATTCTTGAAATCAATCAGGGCCTGAGCAAAGGCACCGATGCCAAGGATCTAGACGGCACAAGCCTGTACTATCCAACATATCTGAACCTCAACAGCAACTGGATTCGCTGGGGTAGCCATACCAGCTACGAAACTAGTTCCGCTGGCTACACATTGGGTGCGGGTGCACTAATTCCTAGCAGCGGCGGTTTCAAGAAATGGAGCCAGGTACAGAGCCAGAGCTTCACCGGCGGTGTTGATGTAACACCTACCGACGGTCTGCTGCAGATTGAATATCTAAAACTAGCCAGCGTGGAAGCCTATGATGTTAGCCTGATCCCAGTTGTGGGTGTCAGCGCCGACAACAACACGGCCCGCTATGTGCTGGACAATGTTGCCGAAGTTCGCAGAGACTGCATGATCTTTGTCAGCCCAACCAGCAAGGACCTGATCAACGCCACCACAGTTATTGCGGATCGCAATTCAAACTTCAACAAAGACTCTAGCTTTGCTGTCATGGACAGTGGCTGGAAATACCAGTATGATCGCTACAATGATGTCTACCGTTGGTTGCCATTGTGCGGCGACACTGCTGGTTGCGCAGTTCGCACCGACCAGACTGCCGAACCATGGTATAGCCCAGGTGGTTATAACCGCGGCCAGATCAAGAATGTTGTGAAACTAAACTGGAATCCCACCAAGTTGGATCGCGACAATCTTTATCGCAGTCAGATCAATCCTATCATGAGCCAGCCAGGCCTGGGCACCGTGTTGTTCGGTGACAAGACCTGTACTCAGCGTCCAAGCGCATTTGATCGCATCAATGTGCGTCGTCTGTTCATTGTTCTGGAAAAAGCTGTCAGCACTGCTGCCAAGTTCCAGTTATTTGAATTCAATGATGCATTTACACGTGCTCAGTTCAATAGCCTGGTCGAACCCTTCTTGCGTGATGTTCAGGGCCGTCGTGGTATCACTGATTTCCGTGTTGTCTGCGATGAAACCAACAACACCGGCGATGTCGTGGACCGCAACGAATTCGTGGCCGACATCTTCATCAAGCCCAACAAGAGTATCAACTTCATCACACTTAACTTCGTGGCTACCCGCAGCGGCGTTCAGTTTGAAGAAATTGGCGCGTAATAATTTAATAGGAGAGAACTAAAATGGCAGAAAGAGCAATCTTTAACGTTGATCAGTTCAAAGCTGCGATGGTTGGTGGCGGCGCTCGCGCCAACCAGTTCTTCGTAGGTCTGAACTTTCCTGGTTATGTCGGAGTCGGTCCTGCTGCAAGTGCACAGGGCGCGTTCTTGTGCAGTGCCACAAGTTTGCCTGGTAGCGTAGTCAACCCAACCATTGTGCAGTATCGTGGTCGTGAGGTTAAATTCAGTGGCGAAAGAACTTTCGCTCCTTGGACAGTAACCGTCATGAACGATGTTAGCTTTGTTATCCGTAACGCCATTGAACAATGGATGGACGGATTCAATGGTTTGGTCAACAATTCGGGTCGTACAAACCCACGCGAATATCAGGCCAACTTAAATGTCACTCAGCTGGATCGCAACAACAATCCTCTGAAATTCTACACCGTGCACAGTGCATTCCCCATCGACATGTCGGAAATCAGCCTGAACTATGGCGACAATGACACCATCGAAACCTACACTGTAACCTTCCAGTATCAGCACTATACCACAGAGTTGAGCGGCGCCCTTAGCGGTGGCAGCATCGTTAATAATACAGTGGGTGCTGGTCGCGGTGTATTTGGCATCTAATTTTTGAACTCGTAACGAGGATACTATAATATGGCCGATTTAACCTTGTTTGGTTATACACTTCAGAAAAAGAAAGTCGAAGCTCCTAAACAGAGCTTCGTCGTTCCCCAGGATGACGACGGAGCCACCACGGTCAACGCCAGTGGCTTCTTCGGCACCTACATTGACATAGATGTAGTAGCCAAATCCGAAAACGATCTAATGAGTCGTTATCGCGATGTCTCGAACTATCCCGACTGTGACTCAGCCATTGAAGACATTGTCAACGAAGCTGTTTCTGCTCAGGATGACGAAGCCGTGGTCAAGATTCAGCTGGACAAGGTAAAACTTAGCAGCAGTGTTAAAAAACTCATAGAAGAAGAATTTGACTCTGTGCTCAAGCTCTTGGATTTCAACAGCAAGGCACATGATATCTTCAAACGCTGGTACATCGACGGCCGCGTTTACTATCACAAGATTGTCAATCCCACGAATAGCAAACAGGGCATTCAGGAACTTCGCTACATTGATCCCAGAAAGATCAAGAAGGTACGCAAGATTGACAAGCAAAAAGATCAGAACACCGGTGTAGAGTTCATCAAGAACATCGAAGAGTTCTACATCTACAACGAAAAGGGACTAATTGCCACGGTGCCCAGCACGGCATCGGCAAGTCAGGGTCTGAAGATTAGTCCAGACAGCATTGCATACTGCACCAGCGGGCTGCTGGATCTGGATCGCAACATGGTGCTGAGCCACCTACAGAAGGCCATCAAGGTTGTAAATCAGCTCAGAATGACCGAAGACAGCCTGGTGATCTACCGCATGACACGCGCTCCAGAGCGCAGAGTTTTCTACATTGACGTGGGTAATCTACCCAAGGCCAAGGCCGAAGCCTATGTAAAAAGCATCATGAATCAGTATCGCAACAAGGCAGTCTATGATGCCGATACAGGCCAGATTCGCGATGAAAAGAAGACCATGAACATGCTGGAAGATTTTTGGATGCCACGTCGCGAAGGCGGCAAAGGCACGGAAATCACCACCTTGGATGGCGGACAGAATCTGGGCGAGATCAACGACATCAACTACTTTCAGAACAAGCTGTACCAGGCACTCAATGTTCCCATAAGTCGCATGAAACCCGACTCGGGCATGAACTTTGGTCGTGCCAGCGAAATTACCCGAGACGAATTAAAGTTTGGTAAATTTGTAAGTCGTCTGCGCCGCAAGTTTGCCGAGCTGTTCGACGATCTATTAAAGACTCAGCTGGTGCTCAAGGGCATCATGAGCGCCCAGGACTGGGATCAGATCAAAGAAGACATCTACTACGCGTATACCCAGGACGGCTACATTGCCGAGGCCAAGGAAAGCGAAATTGCTCGCAATCGCATTGACCTGCTGAATTCGATTCAGCCCTTTGTTGGTAGCTATTTTAGTCGTGAATATGTGTATGACAAAATCCTGCACATGACCGAGGAAGAAGTCTCAGACATGAAGGCACAGATTGCCAATGATCCTGAACTTCAGCAGCAGCTGCAGGCGCAACAGCAACAGCAGCAACCTCAGGGACCGGCACCACAGGGTCAGCAAGGCAACCAACCTCAGCCCTATGATCCCAACAATCCCGTGATTGAAACACCGCAGTTTACTGCCATAAATAATATCATGGAACTTAGAAAGGCTAGACTATGACACAAGAACTAATTCGCCAGATGCTGGACAACATTCACATGGATAACCAGGCACAGGCACAAGAGGATTTTGAATCACTTGTAAGCATAAAAATAACTGATGCGCTAGATACCCGTAAACAGGAACTGGCACGTCAACTAGGAGCTAGAGATGCAGACGTTCAAACAGATTCGTGAAGCAGCCAAGGTTAATCCTTATGCTGTTGGCATGAGTGTGGCCAAGAAAAAGGCTGGCTATGGACCTGGACACGTAGAAGATCTGCCCAAGAAGGTCATCACCAAGGGTCACGAAATCGCCAAGAAAATTAAAGCCAATGAAAGCTTTGACCACCTGTTAGACGAGGGAGAAGAATAATGGCCGTACAGCAAACCTTAATTAAAAACGATCGTCAGCGCGCAGTATTGCATTTGTATACCAATACACCAAATGACAGTGCCACAATTACTTTGCTGAGCTTGCGTGGTTCCGACGAGATTGCCTATTCAACCACCAGCCAGCTGGCAGTTAACATTACTACTGCATACAGCAACGCACCGGCCATTTCAGACAGCAGCATCGTTGTTCGACGCGGTGGCAGTTCAGGCACAGTTGTACTGGACCTGCATGGCTTTACCGAGTATCCTGGTAATCAACAGTTGCCAAGCCTGTCCATGAATAATACCAGCAGTATCTTTGTGTTGTTCCAAACAGGTGGCATGATAGTATTGGACCTGCGCAAGGTTGCCGGCTATGCCGGACCAGACACCAACGTTGGAGTATAAGACATGAAGCTGATCACAGAAACAATTCAGGATGTCAAATACCTGACCGAGAAAAAAGAAGACGGCGGCAAAAGTTACTTCATCGAAGGACCTTTTCTGCAGACAGAAATTGCCAACAAGAATGGACGTGTTTATCGTAAACATGTCATGGAACGTGAAGTTAACCGCTACATCAAAGAATATGTTGAAACCAAGCGTGCCTTTGGTGAACTAGGACATCCCGACGGTCCCGGCATCAACCTGGATCGCGTCAGTCACATGATCACAGGCCTGCGCGAAGAAGGCAACAACTACATTGGCCGTGCCAAGATCATGACTGAGACCCCCATGGGTCGCATTGTCAAGAATTTAATCGACGAAGGTGCTCAA